GGAGAGGAGAGGCACCTTATGCTCAGTAATGATGTCAAACTGTTAGCTGTTTACGACAAACTTGAGAAGCAGATTAAAGCCTTGCAACTCAAGCATGGAGTCGATGGTACTAATGGTGCCGATGGTATCTCAATCAAGGGTGACCAAGGTGACCGAGGCCACGATGGTATAGGCCACGATGGTAAGCAGGGTGCCCGTGGTGCTGACGGTTCCAATGGTTCTGATGGTAACGATGGAGTCTCAATTACTGACGCTTCTATTGATTTCGACAATCATTTAGTTATTAAGCTGTCTGACGGAACTGAGATAGACGCTGGTGAAATTAAAGGCGGCTCAGGTGGTGACAAATATTTTCAAAGTGGTAGTACAGTAAATGTACAGGAAGCCGCTAGTCTGTTAAAAAACCCTGAGTTTACATACACTTCAGGGGTACTGACACGTATTGATTATGATGGAGGTAAGTTCAAAATTCTTACTTATGTTGGTAGTGTTTTATCTATTATAAAGCTAAATATTAACGGTGCTGTAACCACTAAAACACTTAACTACACCCTAGGTGTGCTAACCAGCATAACGGAGACATAAGTATGGCATTTAATTTACCAGCCGCTAAGTATTTAATGACAAAAAACGCTGATGACAAAAACCGTGGAACATTTGGCACCAGCCCAACCTTAGATCGTAAAACAGGTGGTAACTTTCCAATAACTACTAACGCGGCTCAGATAGAGAATAACAGTGGCGAACGAGGCGTCTATTTCGGGCTTAGTGACCAAGATGGTAACACTGCTATTAACGGTACTACGTCTTCACGAGTAGTGCTTAGTAGCTGGCAATTTAATGCACCAAACCGTATCCAATGTAATACGTTAGCCAATAGGGGTGTAGTGTTTCGGCTAGCTAGCGGTTCAGGGGACAGCCCATCTGATTATAAAGAGTTTAGCATTGCAGGAAACGACACGCCTCAAGGCAGCGCACAGGCTGGTGGTGTGACTATGTGTGTGAGCTTAGACGCTGCTGGGCATAATGCTTCAGGCGGCACTTATGATCCTTCGGCAGCAACGGCTTGGGGATTCGGCACTAACAAGCTTAGCTTAGTTGGAAACTCTAGTTCTCTAGCGTTTTTCCAACGAGTGTTTTTGTTTGATTCTCAAAAAGGATCAAATAATTTACCTAAATTTACGGGTGCATCTAATTTTACTCAGGCTGTGAACATCGTCCAAGGTTCAAGCTACACCGACAAGATAGGCTCATGGGCAACAAAATCAGGCACAGCTATTTTCCTACCATGCCCATTCTCGATTGGAGATGGAAGCACCGCAACTACGTTCAACGACAACGGTGCAACAATAATTTCACCTAGCGATAATTCGGCAGGGCAGGAAAACTTTAGAATAACAAATAGTGCAATGCGAGTGCATTTAGACATGCGTGACAGTTCTTCAGATAGTGCAACATTGAGTGGTAACTACGCTTGGGGTACGGCAGCGGTTTGGGACTTTGACATATCCAATGCCTCAACTTGTCTACTTAGTGGCTCATTCACGGGAATGGGTACGTTTAAACTCGGCTCTAGTGTCACGGCAACAGGCATCTTCACCCTAGCAACAGGGCAAGCAGTCGAGTGTACGGGCGCTGATATAGACGACATTACAGTCGCAGGCGCACTTAAAATTAAAACATCGGCTGTAACCGCGTTTACAAATATTAGTGCTACAACGCTTGATTTTAACACCGCAGGAACTTACACGCTAAATAACTGCACCATAGGCGAGGTAACTAACTCTAGCGGTGGTGCTGTCTCTATCGTTAATGACGGGTCAACAATTACGACTAACACAGGGCCAAATATTACTCTTCTGTCACCGCCTAAAATCCTAACAGTGCAGGTGAACAAGACTGGTGCTGATGTTGTCATATTAGCAGCAGGTACAACTACAGTCTTAGCAAGCATTGATGCCAACCCAAACAATAATTTTGCATTTACTTACACGGGGGCGCAAACAGTAGATATTGGGGTAATAAAGCAAGGATTCATTGTTAAATACACTTACGGCTATAGTTTAACGGGTGCAGATCAAGCACTTCCAATTGCACTTTTAATAGACAGGGCTTATGTATGAAGACAATTATTGAAACGACTGATGGAAAATACTTAGGTGTTAATATACAGCAGAAAGCAAAATCTTTTATATTTGAGGATTGGACATTTACACCAACGAAAATTGAAAACTTAGGAAACGGCTGCACTAGATACTCAACGACTTCATATGTAATAACCACAAAGGAAAATGATTAATGGCAAAGATTACCTCACGCTCACAAATTAACGTAGGCACTGAGTTGCTTATTGACGAGCCTAACAGAACTTACGAGTTACAAGCGGCTGGCAATCTAGTTGCTAAAGACGGTGTGACATATCAAGCATTTTACGGTAAACTTGTGGATCTTTGGTCAACCGCTACATATCAAGACTCACCTTTTCCGATGAACGCTTTGGATGCTCTGTCGGGACAGTACCAGATAGGGATTGACGCAGGTGGTAATGCTAACGGGTGGCGACCTAAAAACCAAGCTACACGAGATATGCTTAGGGATGGTGGTACAGAGGAGTATAATGCTGCTGGCACACTATTACGGGTTAACGCTGGTCTAGTGGGCCTTGGTAGTATAAACTCAGGTGCGCAGCCGTATTACCAGTTAAACGCTTCGGATGCTCCAATTAACTTTACTTTTGATGATATGCCGAACCTAGGCGTTCAGGTCTTTGGCGACTCCAATAATGGCAGCTTTGATAAGCGTACTTTCTTTAAATCTTTTGTACGTGAACAAGGTAAAAAATTCTCTGATTCAATTTTGGCTGATACTGGTAAGACAACCACTGGAGCCTTTATCGTAAACATGCTGTTGTCTAACGAGACTGATTTAAAGATTACAGACGTAGACAGTGAGATGACTAATGCACCATACAACAACATAACAGTCACCTACCATGCCTCAAACCAATCACGCACTATTGGCGGTGTAGCATATAACTTTAAAGTGATAGTTGCAGGAAACGGAGCCACTTTAGAGCAGATCTATACCAAGCTGCAATATTTATTACGTCAAGGCTCAGACATTGATAGTGGAGCTGGATCAGTGACGGGCAAAACAGCGGATCTGCTAGCAGGATTTGTAGGCTCGACTTTGAACACAACCACAGGCGTCTTCATTGATGCCATACAGAATGCCGATTCCAACCGAATTACTTTTAAAGATGTCACGGGTGTAGCAAGACAGAACCCGTTTGAGTCTGCTGGTAATTTGACATTTAACCCAATAATGGTAAAAGCTGGATCTTCGTACCGCTTGTTTTACACGGATGCTGGGGCAGGCCGTGAATATGGTACATCAACAGCGGTAACAGTTAATGATGCAAGCGGAAACGCCATTACGGGGGTTATAAACAACGGCTCTATTAGCTTTACGTTTGATTATGATGGAGACACAGCAGGTGGTACTGCAGGAACCGATAAAGCTGTAACACTCATAGGTATTGCAAAAGGTTTCTCTAAGTTTGCGGTGGCTACAGGAACCTTAACAAAGTCAAAAGCCATTAGTGTTGGTCTTGTGGCAGAAGTTGACCGAGCATATGTATAGGAGCGTTTTATGGCTATTACTTTTGACCCTATAAATAAAATTATACAGCTAGATACTTTCTCGGTATCAGAGCGTGAGATGTGGACTTCTTTTGTCGATTGGTCTGTACAAAGCGATAATTTAAAATTTGGGGTAGGTATGACGCAGCTAGGAGGGCTAGCCCCTGTTGCATTGTACATTACCCTTGCTACAGGTTGGCGTATAAGGCCACTTGCACAGGCTGGTATAACTACCATCACGGGCAATGTTCTGACAGCAGAAGGCACGTCACCTGTTGAGCAAGCTGTTGGTGCTGTTCAGGTAAACTTAGAAACACCTGTAAAGGCTGTTGCAATCAGTACAGGTCAGAGTGGACTTACAACAGCAGAAGCAGCAAATATCGGCTTAATCCCAGCCCTTCTATAATCAACTAAGGAATAAACAAAATGGTATCCCAACGAGAACTTGAAAAGATAGTCGAACAGATAAATGATAGTTATAAAGTATTATTAGATAAGATTACTGCCTTAGAAGAGAAGGCGGCCTTACCACAAAAGGAAGCAAAAGTAAAGAAATAACTTGACTTTTTACATAAAATATGTTAGAATAGGCACCATGAATGACAGATCAAGAACTAGAAATCTACTACCCACAAATGAATGCTCTCTTTCGTACAGAAGGTTGGCAGGCGTTTATTACAGACCTCCAAGGTAATGTAGAGAACATTGATTCTATCGAAGGTGCCAAGGACACCAATGACCTTTACTTCCGTAAGGGCCAATTGAACATCCTTGGCGCTATTCTCAATCTTGAAGAAACAACCCGTTTCGGACAAGAAGAATCCCAAAGGTCACTAGAAGATGTATAAGTTTTATGACTACAAATGTGTCTTAGGGCATATTCACGAACATATGGTTAAAGGCTCACCAGACACACAAACGTGTAAAACCTGTAAGGCTGACACAACCAGACAACTTTCCTCACCACGACCTGTACTTGAGCCTTTCACTGGCGATTTTGCAGGAGCTAGCCTTAAATGGGCTAGGAACCATGAGCGTGGTAGAGCAAAAGCAGAGAAAGATAACCCTGAGTAACACAGGATCTTTCATTTTTACTTTCTCCACAATACTAAGGTACGGAGTTTAATATGGCAGCAGTTATCCTCGAAAATGAGGACTTAAATAATGAGCGTTTTGATAGCTTAGACGGTATGGACGAAGGAACAACGCTAGAGGCACAGGAACCTGAACAAGGCAACCCTGAACCACCAGCAGCACCTGAGTCACAAGTACCTGAAAAATACAATGGTAAGTCACTAGAAGATGTAGTTAGAATGCACCAAGAGGCTGAAAAGCTTTTAGGTCGTCAAAGCTCTGAAGTAGGTGACTTAAGGAATGTTGTAGATAGTTATATCAACACACAACTCAACGAACAGAAGCCCTCACAGGCAACTGAGACAGATGAAGATATAGATTTTTACTCTGACCCTGAAAAGGCTATGAGTCGTGCTATAGACAATCACCCTTCAGTTAGAGCAGCAGAGCAGTCAACGAGGGCTTATCAACAGCAAACCTCTATGGCACGTTTGAAAGAAGGTCACCCAGACATACAAGAGATTGTAACAGATCCTAAGTTCGCTGAGTGGATTCACGCCTCTAACATTAGGAAAAAGATGTTTGTTGCGGCAGATCAGCATTTTGACGTAGAAGCAGCGAATGAATTATTTTCCTTATGGAAAGATAGGTCAGGAGCTATTAAACAGACAATACAGGCAGAGAAAGACGGAAGACAAAAAGCTGTTAAAGATGGGTCTACAGGATACACACGTGGTAACCCAGACTCTACTACTTCCAAGAAAATCTATAGACGAGCTGATATAATTAAACTTATGAAAACTGATCCCGAACGCTACTTAGCACTCTCTGATGATATACAAAAAGCATACGCAGAGAAAAGGGTGAAATAACCTAATATATAGAGACACTAAAAATGACTAATTCAGTATATCCCAATCAGGCTGGTGCAGTAGATAACACTTCAGCAGCTACGTTTATTCCAGAGATTTGGTCTGACGAAGTAATTGCAGCTTATGAGCAAAACTTAGTTGTAGCTCCCTTGATTAAAAAGATTTCCATGCAAGGCAAGAAAGGGGATACAATTCATATTCCTAAGCCTACCCGTGGTTCCGCTAACGCTAAGGTAGCACAAACAGCAGTAACCATTCAAGCTGATGTTGAGACAGAAGTACAGGTTATCATTAACCGACACTTTGAATACTCACGTATGATTGAAGACATTACCGCTGTACAAGCACTTGCTTCGCTACGTCAGTTCTACACTGGTGACGCTGGTTATGCCCTAGGCAAACAAGTGGACGATGATCTATTAAACCTTATGAAGAGTTTTGGTAACGGTAACGGCACAGTATATCCTACTTCAGCCGCATTCTATCCTAAAGCTGATGGAGTAACCACGGCATACGCAGACGATACTGTAAAACCAGTAGACGTATTTACGGATAAGTTCTTCCGTGATATGATCCAAAAGTTAGACGATGCAGACACGCCTATGGACGGTCGCTTCTTAGTTATCCCACCTGCGTTACGTAATGCACTAATGGGTATAGAGCGTTACGTATCCAGCGACTTTGTTAATGGTCGTGGCGTAGTTAGTGGTAAGATCGGTGAGTTGTATGGCGTTGACATCTTTGTTTCAACTAACTGCCCTATTACTGAAACTGCTGCTGCCAACGGTGCTGTCAACGGGGGTCAAATCCGAGGTGCTATGCTAGGCCATAAGGACACTATGGTAATTGCAGAACAACAGGGCGTTCGCTCACAGACTCAGTATAAGCAAGAGTTCTTAGGAACATTGTATACTGCAGACCGTTTGTATGGTACTAAGGTACTACGTCCAGAGACAGGTTTCTTGCTAGCTGTAAACGGTTAACATTAACTAAAATAATAAAAGGAGCTTCTTGTACTAACACTTGACGCTCCTTTTTTTTACATTACAGGAAAACATAATGGCAGTAACGTACCGAGGTGAAACTTTTGCAGGTTATAACAAACCCAAAGCATCAGCCAAAGGTAAGAAATCACACGTAGTCTTGATTAAAGATGATGGTAAAGACCGTATGATACGCTTTGGTGAGAAAGGTGCTAGTACAGCAGGTAAACCTAAATCAGGTGAGTCTGATACAATGAAAGCTAAACGTAAGTCTTTTAAAGCTAGACACGCTAAGAACATTGCTAAAGGTAAGACCAGTGCAGCATACTGGGCTAACAAAGAAAAGTGGTGATAACATGAAAGGCGTTAAACATTATTTAAAGAATGGTACTGAACACAAAGGTGCAGTGCATAAGACCAAAGGCATGGCTATGACAGGAGCAAAACATACTAAGTCAAGTAAAGATTTGTTTCATAAGAAAGACCTGTCACCCACTGCTAAAAAGAAAGCTAACTTAACTTAATAGAGAGAAATATTATGCCTCAAGGTAAAGGAACATACGGAACTACTAAGGGTAGACCACCAGCCAAACCGAAGAAGAAGAAGAAAGCAGTCCGAGGTTACTAAAGCAGCTATGTGAGATAAAAGATATGGAAGTTAACGCTCGCTTTGATAGATTAGAAGCTAAGATAGATAAATTATTTGAGGCTATGATAAAACTAGTGGAAATAGACACAAAGATTGAAGGTCTACTGGTGCATAATAACACACAGGATGATAGGCTTAATAAACATAGTTTAGAGTTAGACAATCACGCAATCAAATTAGCTTTAGCCGCTAAAACTGGAGGCGCTAATGAATGGTTTATACGACTACTAATAGCTGCCTTAGTAACAGGGCTTGTTTTTATGTTAAGGGGTTAAGAACATGGGTTTATTGAGCAGTTTATTCGGTGTAGGCAGTAGCGGTGTTGCAGAGCCTATTGAAGCTATTGCCAACCTTATAGACAGTGTATTTACTTCAGACGAAGAGAAAGCACAAGGTCTTTTACTGAAGCAGCGGTTAGCTTTAAAGCCAGCCCTTATGCAAGCAGAGATAAACAAAGTACAGGCAGGCCACAGATCAATATTCGTGGCTGGGGCTAGACCTTTCTTAATGTGGGTCTGTGGCTTAGGTTTCTTGTTTGCCTTTGTCATTAACCCTGTATTGCAGTGGCTAGCACCTGAGCTAGGAAGCCCTGAGTTACCTCTAGACGCAATGCTAGAGCTAACGCTTGCAATGCTTGGCCTAGCAGGTCTTAGAACAGTAGAGAAATTAAACGGTAAAGCCAAATGAAAACATATAAACAACTGGTCAACAACATCTTAATACGCTTACGTGAGAAAGAGATTGTCACCATTAATGATAATAGCTACTCTAAGCTCATAGGTCTATTTGTACATGATGCAATAGAGTCAGTAGAGAGTGCGTGGAACTGGTCAGGCTTACGTGACAACATTACAATAGCTACAGCAGTAGGTCAGTCCTCCTATGCAATTACAGGATCAGGTGATAAGTCTACTGTACTGAGCATTGTAAACGCCACAAGTACCTCATTCATGGTATACAAATCAGCTATTGAGTTTACTGATATATTCCTCAACCCTAACCCTGCACAAGCAACACCGAACTGTTACACCTTCGATGGTTTAGATACTAATGGCGACACTAAGATTAAACTGTACCCTGTCCCTGATGCAGTCTACAGTATCACTGTGAGGCTCGTTAAACGCTCACCAGACATCTTAGCGGACACAGACACAGTTAAGGTGCCCTTCTTGCCTGTGCAGGCTATGGCCTACGCTATGGCTCTTGAAGAGCGTGGAGAAGACGGTGGTGTGTCTCCTGTCTCAGCCAAAGCATTAGCTCAAGGCTACTTATCTGATGCTATTGCTATAGATGCAACTAAACACCCCGAGGATACACTCTGGGAGGCGGTATAACATGGCTAAACCCTTAATATCGTCCTCCATTGCTGCACCAGCATTCTTTGGTTTAAACACTCAAGAGTCTGGGGTAACGCTTCAGGAGGGCTTTGCACTCAAGGCTGATAACTCAGTCATAGACAAACAAGGACGCTTAAGTGCTCGTAAGGGCTGGGAAACCATAAGTACATCTTTAGACGGTACTGCTAATGGTAACTTAGGTATTAACCTAATAGGCATGACTAACTTTGTAGATATTACTGGTTTAGCTACACAAGTAAACTGGAGTGATACTACATTCTACAAAGGAACTACAGCACTCACTACACTCACACCAACGACTACAGACACTATAGTGGATGGTAACTGGCAATCAGCAACACTTAATGACCACCAATACTTTTACCAGCGTGGTTACTTACCTTTAATATATACTAATGAAAGTGGCTCAGAAGAGTTTGAGTCATATGCTGCCCATACCCACGCATCTGCTGGCTATCCTAGTGCTAACACAGTATTAGCTGCCTACGGTCGCTTATGGGCCGCTGACACTTTAACTAACAAGACTACGGTATACTTTACTGATGTTTTAAATGGTCACAAGTTCACAGGTGGCACTGCTGGTACTCTTGACATATCCAGCGTACTTACGCAGGGAATGGACGAGATAGTTGCCCTAGGCGCACACAACGGCTTTCTTATCATCTTCTGTAAAAACAACATCATAGTCTATGGTGATAATGATAACTTCCAAGGCGCAATGACTACCACTAGCCTGACCTTAGTTGAGGTTATAGAAGGTGTAGGTTGTATTGCTAGGGATTCAGTACAGAACACAGGTGGCGACATACTATTCTTAAGTAGTGCTGGTGTACGTTCATTAAGCCGTACTATTCAAGAGAAGTCTCAGCCGATGCGAGATGTATCTAAAAATGTACGTGATGATGTAATATTTGCTTTACAGTTAGAAAATCTAGCTGATGTTAAGTCGGTCTACGCACCTAGTGATTCTTTCTACCTACTTACATTGCCTACTACAGTACAGACCTTTTGTTTTGATACACGTACTCAACTAGAGGATGGATCTTTCAGGGTAACACTGTGGAACTCAGCACCTCCAAAAGGTTATCTAGCTATAGGATCAAACCTGTTCTACGCACAGATTGACGGTGTTGCCTCTTATAGTTCTCACAAAGATAACGGCCTACCATATCTAATGTCATACGCTAGTAACTATTTTGACTTAGGTATGACAGATATTAACAAGATTGTCAAAAGAGTCTCAGCAACTACAGTAGGCATTACAGGGCAAACTTTTGCATTGCAAGTTGGCTATGATTATAAGCCAGCACTCTTCTCAGAGTCATTTATATTAGATGCCAGTGCCGTATCTGAGTACAACATATCAGAGTTTAACCTCTCTGAATACACTGGTGGGGTATTAGTTAA